CCTCTCTTGTATGCACGGATCATTTTACGAACATAAACGACTTGATCGTTTTCATATAAAGGATCGTCTGTTGGCATAATATCAACCATCAACATAAAATCTTTCAATTCATTTACATATTGATCCCGTACATCTTCTTTGTCTGTCATGGGGTTGTCTAGGACATTTCGAACCTTTTCCGACAACGAACCGAGTTCATCACTTATATTTTCCGTGAAATCTGCGTATTTATTATCATCCTTTTGAACATACTTCTTCACCCATTGCTGTAAATCATATGCTTTGTATGTTTCATAATCAAAAAATCCTTCATGACTTCCCCTAAATAAAGTGCGTAGTAAAATCAATAAAGTGACAAATATCAATGGAATACCCAAGACAAATATCATATTTTTATTTTGCATGTACACGATAAACGCGATAATGATAAACAGAAAGATCGATTCATGATCTTTGTTGATCCATAAACCAATCATATCTAATAATGTCAGGATGAAAATAATATACAACATCGTTGTGGATCTTAAAACATTATACTTAGGAAACGACCTTCTTTTTTTAGATCGCAATGTTTTCCGATTTCTTGGTGCCATCTTATATAATGATCATGCATAATAATTTATGTATTCATATAATTTTGTAATAATATAATGTTTTCCTTCAATATTTTATCTTCCGGATACTTTGTAGACCATTGTTTCAATTCTATAATTTGTTGTAATAAAATAATTTCTTCTTCCTCTTTAAATGGAATTTGCTTGTATAATTCTTTCAACATGTCCTCTTTCTTCGTTTGCAATGAATCCATTTAGTCTATATATACTTTTGTAACTTAATTTTTACACGCATATAAAAATATTGAGCTATATTATTTAGAAGCCCCTCTTCTGAAAATGTCCCGCACTACAATTGAACCACTCCTTACCGAAGATGAGAACAGATATGTAATGTTTCCAATTAAAGATCAAGACATTTGGAAGATGTATAAAAAACAAATGGATTGTTTTTGGAGAGCCGAAGAAATCGATTTATCGAAAGATTTGACCCATTGGGAATCACTTGAAACCAATGAGAAATTTTTCATAAAAATGGTGCTGGCTTTTTTTGCCGCTTCGGATGGCATTGTTGTGGAAAATTTAGGAATCCGATTTATGGGCGACGTCCAATTGGCCGAAGCCCGCGCCTTTTACGGGTTTCAAATTGCTATGGAAAACATCCATTCGGAAACATATTCACTATTGATCGATACATACATCAAGGACAAAGAAGAAAAGATGGAATTATTCAATGCGTTGGGACATTTTGATTGTATTGACAAAAAAGCAAAGTGGGCACAAAAGTGGATCAACGACAAGCGTTCCAGTTTCGCGACTCGGTTGATTGCCTTTGCCTGTGTCGAAGGGATTTTCTTCAGCGGAAGCTTTTGTTCTATATTCTGGCTCAAGAAACGCGGCCTCATGCCGGGTTTGACATTTAGCAATGAACTCATTTCCCGCGACGAAGCCCTTCATACGGAATTTGCGATTTTGCTTTACAATAAATTGGAAAAGAAATTGATGAAAAAGAAAATCACGGAAATTATTACCGAAGCCGTAGACATTGAAAAGGAATTTATTTGCGAAGCTCTCCCTTGTAAACTCATCGGCATGAATGCGGATCTCATGGGGAAATACATTGAATACGTTGGGGATCGATTGGCGGTGCAACTGGGTGTTGAAAAGATCTATGATTCTCAAAACCCGTTTGATTTCATGGAAATGATCTCTCTAGAGCGCAAAACCAACTTTTTTGAATCGCGTGTGAGCGACTACGCTCTTGCGGATAAGTCTTGTAAAGAAGATGCGTTTAGTTCCACTTCTTTTGAATTTTAACATACATTGCCAATACCGCCAACGCGGCATTTTGTAATTCAAATAGACTATGAATCAGGGGGCGGTCCAAATAATGAGGGTGAAGACCAAACATGGCACTCGATGTGGCTAACGACGCAAACACCAACTTCAAAGTATTTACTTCTCCCAATTGTACGGGCAAAGTAAGAATACCATTTTTCTCATCTTCATCCTTGTCTTTTATGTCCGCTAAATTAGTGGATGCAAACAGAAGTAAAAAACAAGGAATATAAGATTGTACATCGTACAAAATATCGTAGTTGTGATCTAATAGTACACAAGGCATGATGACCGTGGCAAAAGTCCACATGAACGCAACATAAAAAGGTTTTAATGTTGCGTTGTATTCTTTTAATTCTTTGTAATACTCGGTAGAATACAATAACGCCACTATTGGCAAAGTATGGACTGGGTCGTGTTCGTGATATAAGATAGCTGCGATGATATAAAAGGATACACAATAGGTGAAACGATACACAGATCTATACTGTAAAAGAGCAGTGTATAATGATTCTTTTTCCATACTGATGGCCGTAGGCATTTCTTCATATTCCAATGCATCTTTATATCGATCTTTTCCATAAGCATAATATCCAATACAAAATTGAAGGAGAAACAACGTTAGATTGATTCGATTTTCGCCATAATGAAGGTCCGTAAATAAGGTTGAAAGAAGATTCAAGGGTATTCCTAAATCAAGTCCACTAAAGATAAATGCTTCTTCGTTGCCCATTTTCGGTATTGTCAACGACGATGTATATCTATATGACGGTATATGCTTTGAAACAATAAAGGATGATGGTAAAAATGACATATATAGTTCAATAACATATTAATTATTATAAAACTCATCTATTGCGGGTAGAATTGTTTCGTAGTAAGAAGGAGATACGGGTTCTTCGATTTTTCGCGTCATCCAGATGTTATTCATACCATTGGCCCACGGGCGGTCTAATATATCAAAATGACTAAAATCGTCAATGTCTTTTTGAACAATCGTCGTGTTTACTAGCGAATCAAACTCCATCTTTAAGTAGTGGATGGGCGGAATCACCGGAAACATACGCCATTTACTGGATTTCTTGTGATTGAGGAGGAGAATGTGTCCATTGGTTTCTTCTTTTGATTTAGGGGAGTCTGGTATAAGTCTTTCACGAAGATATTTCTTGAATTCCTCCAAGTAATCACGGTCAAAAAAGGAACGGAGTTTGTCATCCATTTCATCCATATCTATTCCCAAGTTCCACATGTTCATCGTTGGTAGAGAAAAACTGGGGGCAGAAATCGAATAGCGTTGGAAATCAAGTGGATCAATGAGAACCGCCTTCTTCATCGTGCTATTGGGAAGGACTTCGTAGGTTTTCATCAACTGATTTGCTCCCGAGGAATGCGACAATAATAGGACCTCTTCGTTATTTGTTGGTGAAATGGGTTCGTTTGACGCAATTTTTACGTCATAATTGGTTTGAAGAGAATCTAAAAAGGTATGGTATAATTCGTGAGGAATGCTGTTTTTAATGGAAGCGGGGAAGAAATAGATGGTTTTTTTAGGAACCAATGTAGCAGGAAGTGCGTTGTATCCCCAAGCAAGAGACACAGAGAAAATGCTAAGCAGGATACAACGTATCATTTATACCTACTACTAAAATTATTTGTTTAATTCTTATTTTATGATAAATAAAAATAATAGAATGTTTCATAGGTAACCATGCAATTCCGCAAAATGTTCCTTCTCCTCTGGGCGATATTCTTACAATCATCAAGTAGTGCGTTTTTATTACCCAAACCACCGTTACAATCGCCTTCTTTTTTTCCATTTTCAATTACACCCGAACAATGGAGTGAGTTCCAGCAAGAAAAGGGTAAAGAGATTGTCCTACAAGTAAGTGCTTCTCTTCCTAATTTTGATTCCGTTGGACACAATATACTCAGCGCAAACCATGATTTTATTCAAACGATTTTGGGCGATGAACACTTGTCGCATGAAACAAAAAAGTCCATCATTCTTTTATCGATAAAACTATCTCAATACGGAGACGACATGGGATCGCATATTTTACAACAATATTACAATCTTGTGAATGCCTGTTTATGACTCTCTTTGTTCCAAAATAGATTTAAATACTTTTTATCAAACGTATTTAAAGCTATGAAACTAAACCTCCTTCGATTCGTGTATCGCGGTATCTTAACAGGAATGCCACCAATAACGTATAATCCTATTACAAAAACACCGCTCCATGTTCCTTTTTGTATCCAACCTAAAAGCACATATGTAAACTATAAACTATGTACTTCTTATGTTCCTATACTTCAACAGTATATTCATGACCACGATCCAACCATGGACATGATACCAATCAAAATGTTATCCGATGAAACCGCTTCTTCTTATTATTTAAGTGTAAACATTTATAATTGTTCTAGTGCGATTTTCTTCAATGGCTTAGAAGACATCACACGAATGGAAATCAATACCTACATTCAAAAATGGAATCCAGACAAAGAGAAATATGAAAAAGGAACTCTTATTTTAGATTATACATCCAATGCATTATCCATGGACCCCATTCATATTTTTAAAGAAAAAGAGCCCCTTACTTTTATAGAAACAGAGACAAAATACACAATTCGATCCATGTCCTTACAAGATGATATTGATTTTCATATTCAGTTTATCCCTTGGATTGTAGTCCACAAATATCCGAAAATAATGAAACGCAATATTCACGATAATTTAATTGATTTTAGTGATGCGATTTATTATAAAAATGGGATCTATGATAAACTCTATTATGATACATCCTTACTAAGAGCGACTATTGAAGAACCTTACGTAATCAACAATACATTACTTCAATACCGTGGTATGGTATTTTATCAACCAGACAGTGTATTTTACTTCACTCACCCGATTTCATTTGTGGGGAGCATGTGGGACAATGTGTTTTCTCTCCCTTCATAAAATGTACGACAGCATTGCTTAATTCATCATGATAGCCATATAATGTTTCATCACTACGATTTTTGATACCAACTGTAATGCGGGTAAAATGCATGATATTACTATAAAACGGATTCAATATATCTGAATGACCGTGGTTAGAAAAGGACAGTTCCGCAACTTTTGACAAATTGGGTCCCTTCAGTTGATCCTTTGTGATCCGTAAAAAAGGAATAAAAGGCCATCCATAAGGATCGTGATTCACTTGATATGATTTTTCGGCGTGTAAAAACAATAGGGTTCTTACAAATGGAATTGTAAAATGCTTTTCGCCCCATAGTTTCGTATTGACCGGATCCATGAGCACCACATCCTTGATTTGTGGGTGATTACAATGATTCAATAATGTCGTACATCCCGAAGAATGACCCATCATAATCACCTTTTTGTATTTGTTATGAAGAATCCGTATCAAACACGCAATATGGTTATGTTGAAACGATGGAACATATACCGTGATGTTCTGTTTGTTCATACTTTCAAAGAAATCGCAATAAATACTTGAAGAAATAGCATTGCTTCCTCCCGTAAAAAAGAGGACACAATTTGTCTCTTGAGGAACAGAATGAGGTGGTTCATAAATGCGCAGATTGCGGTATTTGGGAAGAGGAACAAAAAACCCTTGAGCAACACACACGAACAAAAAACAGATCCATTTGTTCATACTATGTTATAAATGATTTTTTATTTTCTAGAATACATAAAAATTGATTGTGCATATACATATCATTATATACACAATCAAAACATGAATGCTAACCAAGAAGATAAGGAGTTTGCTCTATCTATATTTACCCCTAGGGTTCATTGTAATTCTTGTGAATCCGTTGTCCTAAACAAAGCACCAACCCAAGTTTCTTTACACCCGTTTAATTTATATCGCATGAGTGGACTTGTCGCAACAAGCCGCAATCCACAGTTCTATACCTTTCCGGATGATGTCATGCTCGTGATTCGTTCTTTCTTGCACTCCACACCCATTTGTTATCGCAACTTGCAAAATATATGGATTGAATGCTATAAATCTCAACTCATGGAATTAAAGAAAGAAGATGAATTTGATTTGATGTGGTATTGTCCTTTTTCCAATTCTGATGATTATAAATGGGCGACAAATCGGATTATGTCTATAGATAAAGCGCTTGAATCGATCAATCAAAATGATTCATAACATCTTGAGCCGTTTCTAATGCTCCTTCTACCCAAGCTTGCTTTTGAGAAAACGCCTCCCCGATGACATATAAATGGGGAACTGGATTCTGTATTTTCTTTTTTAATAGAGAAGAATCACAATTTGGTTTCCAATGATGACACCCAATGGTCCATAAATGAGTTTTGAAAAAAGTGGGTTTCGGGATTTTGATCAGTGGAAACATGTAATATAAACAAGATTCAATCATCTTCTTAATTTCACTGTCTGGTTTCAATACCTTTTGTCTCTTGTCTCTCCAAAAGGGGTCAATGTCTTGACCATCGGTATAGGAAATCATGATTAATCCAGTGGAAGGATCAATTGGGATGATCTGTCGCACCAATGCATTTGTCACAATCTTGGGCATATCATGAAACCAAGGCTTTCCTTGGTGGAGTGGATACTTTGCATAAATACGCAACAAGGGAGCACTGTAAATACACGACAATTCTTTGCGTATGCCCTTGAATAATGGAAACCTTGCCACTTGTTTCGCCTTCATCGCGCAAATGACCTTTTTCCCATAATAGGTAGTGTCTTGATCACTGCGTAATACATACACTACATCCGTATGATCCTTTGACCTAGTAATATCTATAATGGTCGTTTTTGACAAGCAAGTAATGTTCTTTTTGTCTTTATGGGCATCCACCATCCTTTGACACAAAGAACTAAATCCTTCTTGAATCACATAAAAAGAATCCGATATGAAATCACGACGAAACGATTCGAGAGCATCATATGCATTCATGGCGTTGATTTCGGAATCATACCCAAAAATATCCTTTATTTTTTTGCTGAGCGATTTGTCTCTTGATACATGATCAATCCAGGTTTTTAGAGAATGTTTTTGAATTTCTTTCTTTGAATATTGTTTACTTTTCTTGTAAATATTCATCATAATCGACGACAAGGTTTGATGAACGTTGTAGTAAGGGACCATCATCTTGTTTCGTTCTTGATGGAGAAACATACTTTCACTTGGAATCGATATTTTATGACACTTGTATTGAGAAAGAAGAGACAAAAGTAATGGATGGTTGTCATGAAAACGAGCGCCTCCTATTTCATATTGGGGATTGTCATGGGTCACCACACGACCCCCCCAATAATCACGATCATCTACCAATAGAATCTTCTGTTTCTTGTTCTTTTGATGAAGTAATTGAAGAGAATACAATCCCGCCATACCACCTCCTACAATCACAACGTCATAGATGGGTGGAATGCTCATATATATTAATTGTACACTATAATATACAGATTTAATGAAAATGCCACACATAACCAAGATATGTATGGAATCAATATATAGGTCGCAATGGGATTTATCTTATAAAACAAATACATGGTATACAAGGTGAATCCCATGATAAGCACCAAATCTACAAATGCCAACAAAGGATTTTTTAATGTGAAAAATAAAGTGGTCCACATTAGGTTCAATGCCAGTTGTATAAAAAAAATCGTCAGCGGATTACAATAGGGATAACATTTCTTGTTTGTCCATACAATATAGAGAGACACACCCATGCAAAAATACAAAAACGTCCACACAACACCAAACACCCAATTTGGTGGAGTCCAAGGAGCCTTACGCAAGGTCGTATACCATTCGTCAATCATCTATTATATTAAATCGGAATATTTTTATTTAAAGAAGTGGAAGCAAGAAAACTATAATTGAACGCACATGCCCCACAATGTCTTAATGATCAAGACGGTACAAATTGCGCCCTTTCGCACCCTCATGGTTGCCCTCAAAGACATCTTATTAGAGACAAATATTACATTTGAAAAAGATGGAATACGAATCATCAATATGGATAAATCACAAACCATATTGGTGAACATGCATCTTAGTTCCGAAAATTTCGAGTATTATGAATGCAACCGAGACAAAATCATTGTGGGAGTAAACATGCTCCACTTTTTCAAACTCATCAATTCGATTGACAATGACGAAACGTTGAGTATTTACATTGAAGATAAGGACTATAACCAGGGAATTGTGGAATACTTAAATCTCAAGTTCGAAAACAAAAACATCAAGCAATGTAAGATTCAAAAACTGAAGCTAATTGAACCGGAACAAGAGGAGCTCAGTGTTCCTGATGTCGCGTTTTCCTCGATCATTCATATGCCTTCCAGCGATTTTCAAAAAATCATTCGTGATTTAAACAATATATCCGATAAACTGGAGATTAAATCGGTCCACAACCAACTCTTTTTCAAGTGTGAAGGTCCGTTTGCAAATGCGGAAATCGTGCGGTCCGAAAGCGACGGCATGGGGTTCACTCAGAAAGATAGTTCGATCATCCAAGGCGAATTCTCTCTTAAGAACCTCAATTACTTTATCAAGTGCACCAATCTATGTAATCACATTGAGATGTATTTGGCGAATGATTTGCCGCTAATTGTCAAGTACAACGTTGCGTCGTTGGGGACGATTAAACTGGGGCTGGCGCCGATTCCAAGTGCGGAATGTTGAATAAAATTGAACAGGGTAATATTATTTAGAATCATTAGACAAAGAAAAATGAACAAGATACACGATCAGCTTCTTCAAAACGGATACTGTATCATTCCCAACGTCCTCAACCCCGATGAAATTGACGCTTGTAAAGAGTCGTTTCTGTCGTGGCACCGGTCCATCCCCGATGACGATATATCAACCATAAGTGAGCAAAAACACGGTATTTACAAATACCACCATGCGGGGCACACGTGGCATAGCTGGTTTATCCGTACTCACCCCAAAGTACAAGCCATCTTTAAATCTATATACCAATGCGAAGACCTCATTGTATCTTTTGACGGATGTAATTATCTATCCAAAGATACGAAAACCAAGGATACGTGTTGGACGCATACCGATCAAGCGCCGTCTACAAAAGGATTTCAATGTTATCAAGGACTTGTGTCTCTGACTGATAATCAAGAACGAACGTTAGTGGTATACGAAGGCACACACCATCTTCACCACTCCTATTTTAAGGAAAAAGGGATTCAGCACACCAAAAATTGGCAGTTGATTGATCCCGTCGACGTTGCCGCCATGGAAGACCGGAAAAAGGTGCTTCATATCCCTTCTGGAGCGCTGGTACTTTGGGACAGTCGCGTATTTCATCAAAATCAATACGGCAAACCCGATTCCGAAGAACGCATGGTACAGTATGTATGTTTTCTTCCAAAATCCCATCCACATAACACCAAGGACACGACAATCGAGCGGTTGAAATATTTCCGCGAACGGCGCACAACGACACATTGGCCCGCACCCATTTACGTAAACAAGATCGATTACAGCATCTTGCCTATTCCTTCCCTAGACGGAATTCCCGAAGAAGACATTCTGAAATTGATTCTCTAAAAATAAAATATTCTATATGATATATACAATGAAGGTTCACATTGGACTACACTTATTCCTATCTCTGGTGAGTCTATATATTCTTGTTAACGTATACCAATATTTAGGCGATCTCAAACAGTGTTCTTGCTTTATTGAAAAACAACACCCGACCTACAAAATAAACATTGAGTTCCTTCAATTCTATCAAATACTCGAAATCTTGTCTCTGTTTATATTGATCTGCTTCATGATCATGTACAAATCAAAATGGGCGCAAATGGGAGGAAACAAGATGGGTATGAAATTTTTCCTCTTGGTATCATCATTATTATTTTTATTCCTTACGGGATACGTATCTTATAATTCATTGCTCATGTACTTCATGTCTAAAAAAGATTGCTTTTGTGTCAATAAATGGCAAAAATATATCGTCTATATCCAAGGAGTCTTCAATAGCATCTATTTTCTACGCCTCATCTTTTTATTTGTATTTATTTGTATGCTAGTGGCATTTAATGTGAAGAAGTAGAGGGAGACGTAGGTGGTACCATGCTCCGTAATTGCTCCATATACATTGTGAAATACTTTTTACTTATTTTAATCGATTTTTCTTTTTGATATTCACTGTATTTTTTATACAACGTATGAGCATTATTCTTGACATTGATCTTTTCTTTCTCTACAAAAAGGTCAATTTCTTTCTTTTTATTCCACAAATCACATTTTACATTATGCACCGCCTTCCCATTAATAATAGGATATTGTGTATAATAAGACTGCAATATTAAAACAATGGTCGATTCACTAATGGGTAGCTTTTTCTGTTTGTGGGCTTGATGAAATAAGTGTAATATTTCACTCATCTCAAAGTAATATTCGTCTTCACAAAACACAAAGTGATCATTCCAGAAATCTCGAAAGAGGTCAATCGCGGGAATCTCCATGCTACAATACCCTTGGATACAATTATGGTTGTTATCTTCATTATACTCCTGATTCGTGTGTTGGAATATAGTGATTAAAAAATCTTGATAACTTGTGAATGGATGTACAAATAAATCTTTTTCTGATACGTACCGCTTCCATAAAAATAATACATCTTTTTGATCCATATACTCACCCGACTTTTGAATCATATATTGATTCATAAATCCTTGTACAATATGTTCGCGACTCTGAACATTCAAGAAATGAACGCGTTCATATACATGAGATATGTCTCCAACGACACTTTCTAAATATTGATCAATATCTTCATAACGGTTTGCATAATAAATGGAAACACAGATTAAGTTGACATAGAACTGTTCCGTAAAATGATACATATCATATGAAATCGGATGACATGGAACCATCCACGTTTGTAAACCAATATGATCTTGTGTGTATTTGAACTTGAAGTAATTGAAGATGTTGTGACTACAAAAATACAAGGTAATATATTTATTAATGTCGTTCAAAATCGGTTTGAATTCATTCCTCATGAACATGATGCATTTTTGAGATGGACGTTTTTTAAGTACAATCATCCCAATCATTAGAAGGAATATTTTACAATATTCCTTTTGTGTAAACATGTGCGGAAATAAAGTCGTTAAAATCGTTTGAATGGTGTCGGTATCAGGAATAGCATCGTGAATATTCGTTTCTTTAATAGACTTTATGATTTTATTTTTTACCATCATTTTTAACGACACATTCATTTCATTGCGATAGGCTTTGAAATGACTAATATAATCAAGAACATGGTGAATCATATTATCTTCATTCACAAGCACATAATGATCATTGATATAATTGAAGTATATCTTACTTGTCTTATTATAATAAATCATATTATCGCTTAAAAAATCCGCTACTATATGAGAAATAATCGATTGTTTGGTCGTTTCGCTTTTTTGTAATTCATGAAACTGTTGTAAATGTTGCTGAAACTGTTCATAGTCGCTCTCTGTATGAAGGCGCGATTGAATGGAATGAAATAATTCGTCAATTGAAACAATATCGCTCATGAATCATTTTGTGAAACAATATTTAAATAATAATATTCAAAGTATTTAATATGGAACGACTGAATAAAGTTATCTTACAAACGCAAAATGAATTGAATAGTTCCTATTTGAAAGAAATGAACGCTAAAAACGGAGGAAGAACCAGTGAAGAAATCGATGAATTACGTAAAAACATTAATTTTGATAAAATTGTCACGGAAACACAATTCAACACCAACATTGCGGATTATTCCATTGATGATATTTTTGGGTTATTGGATATTGAATTATCTTCTATGGAAAACTACGAAGAACTAAAAAAGGCCATCAATGAAAAAGTAGATCATTATGTTGGCATGTTTAAAAATCTTAAAAATGAAGCCATGACATCCTTTTTTGAAGAAGTGCGAGTGTCTATTTTGGGTAATCTCGCCAACACTGAAGGCAATAATTTAACGGAAGCTGAAAAGCTGTTGCTTGTATTTGACGATAAGTTCAATGCGGAAAAAAATCGCGGTCTCATGACCAAAAATACGGACACAACAAACGAAGGACTGTACGACAATTCAAAAGGTGCAGGAAACCCAATCAATCGTAAAACCATTTCGAAATTACTGACCGTCGACAGTCGCTTTCGCCATTTTTATAATGAATCGACATCTACGAATTACAACGTTGACCTTCCGTATGTCATCAATAATGTGATCGAATTAAAGTTATCAGACCTGGAGTTTCCAACGACCTATTATCCGTTTACCGACGAGTACGAGAACAATTACTTTTGGATTCGTTATTGTTATAGTTTAAGCGATGAGGTAAAAATAGAACGATATATTTATATCTATGTTGAGGCCGGGAATTATTACCACGCTGGATTGATAGATCAAATTCAAGCGGTCTTTACTGATAATGGGGTCCCACTTGTTACATCATTCAATTTAGATTACAATAACGCAGGAGGCGTGGGAGTGGGAAATGGTAAAGTGACTATTGGAGTAGACGAAGACAGTTCCTATAACTTATACGACATTACCGAGGTTGAACTTAATTTCACGGGTTCAAAACTAACAAGCGACATCGAAGATTACAACACTTCCCATGTAGTGTACGACACCGACATCATCAACCGCTTTTATAACGTGGCGTCGACCGTTCCCTATCAACAAAGATTTGGATGGATGCTTGGATTCCGAAAACCAGTGTACAATACAAGCACATATTACACGGGTGAAGCTATTTTAGACATCTTAGGACCTAAATATCTGTATCTCGTCGTCGACGA